ATGGATTTACAGGTACTCTTAGTGGAACTCAAACTCATCAATGGGTATTAGAAGGATTATTTGGACCATCATATAAAATTACAAATACAAAAGATTTACAAGATGCAGGACACCTTGCTCGTTTAGATATACAATGCTTAGTTCTTAAACATAATCCACAGAAGTTCGAAACATATCAAGATGAAATTCAATATCTTATTGAACATGAGCAAAGAAATAATTTTATAAAAAATTTGACTTTAGATCTGAGAGGTAATACACTGGTATTATTTTCTAGAGTAGAAGCGCATGGTCAAGTCTTATACGATTTAATAAATAATAATAAGCAAACTGATCATAAAGTATTTTTTGTTCACGGTGGTGTTGATACTGAAGAAAGAGAACTAATTAGAGAAATTACGGAGACTCAAAAAAACGCAATTATTGTTGCCTCCTATGGCACTTTTAGCACTGGGATTAACATTAAGCGGTTGCACAACATCATTTTCGCCAGTCCTTCTAAGTCCCGAATTAGAAATCTCCAGTCCATTGGTAGAGTCCTTAGAAAAGGAAAAGATAAAGTAAAAGCAACTCTTTACGATATCGCTGATGACTGC